CGGGTATCTTCATGCCCGTCTCCTTTTGGTAGTTGCCAATTGCCCCAGGTTCCTCACGGTTCCTGGGGCTTTTTCTTGCTTACTTGGATTTCACCCAAGGAGGAGATGCCTTGGCCGGTGCAGACGCTGCTGCTGGAGCCGCCGCCGGTGCTGCAGCCTTAAATGCTGCTGGTGCTGCGGCACCGTTGATGGCACGGTAACCCTTGACCTCGTTGCTGGCCTCATAGGTCTTGCCGGTCTTCTCGTCGGTGCGTGCTGCGCGAATGGTCAGCTTGATGTTGACATTGCCACCGATGAGCTGGTCGGTGTCGGTCACCTTGGCCAGCCCGACCGCACGCATGATTTCGCCAAGCTGCTGGCGGCCGATCTCCTCGGCCTTGGCACTTGCGTTCTTGATGTTGAGGTTTGAGAACACCACCCGGCCTTGGTGCGTTGGACCGGTGATGTCCAGGCGCAGCTTGATGTACTGGCCGCCACCGTCGTTGGTGTTCTTCAGCTCAGCCTGTGTGATGCTGGCGTTGTAGTTGCCTTCCGGCAGCGGCTCGAAGTTGCCGCCAGTGCCTTGCGGCAGTTCGTTTGCGTCGAAAGTTTGTCCGAGAAAAGCCATGATGAATTACTCCTTGATGATGTCAATGGTGAAAGAAGGGCGGCCAGGCTTGGCCGTGATTGCGCCAGCCAGTGGCCGAGTGATGCGTTCGTCGGCGGCCTTCCAGATGGCCATGTTGATCTCCGGCTTCCAGCGGAACAGTGTCGAGAGGTGATCTGTCAGGCCAGCCTCTGCGGCCAGCTCCTGCACCTTGTCTGCATCCACCTTGCGGTCGATGCGGCCCACGACCTTGACCCGAAAGCCTTCGAGCGCCAGGGTCTCGGTGCCTTCAGTGTCGTCACGGATGCTTGCAACCTTGCGCATGGAGTCCTCGATGTCGCGGCGCTTTTCGACTGCCACACGCTCGGCCTCTTTGGCCTCCAGCCATTCGGCTGCCATTTGCTCCATCGTCTTCATGCGGTCCTCGCTTTCAGCATGTCGTCGGCCATTTGGTATGCAGCCTGAGCAATCTCCGGCATCGGCATTGCTGCGTCCATCAGTCCCTGCATCGCCTTCGCCGCAAAGTAGTCGCGCAGGGTCATGCCTTGACTTTGTTTAATGGATACAGCCGCTACAACGCGGTCGTTGCCTTGCGGAAACGCTGACCCGCCTGTTTTTGTATAGTTCATGCCTTGCCCCCGATCTTCGCAAACACTGCACTCAGGTCCGGTGCCTCCCAGGCATCCAGCTTGCCACTGCGGTCCTTGGCCAGCCACAGGCCATCCGAGTCACACATCAGCGCACGCTGGGTGGCTCCGTCGCCATCCTTTTCAACACGCAGCGCCAGCACCTCGTCAAAGAAGTAGGGCAAGGCCTGGCCTGTCTTGTTGCCAGGCATCGATGGCGCGTACAGCACCCGGCCCATCTCGTCCTGCGTCTTCTCCAGCTTGGCGCTCATGTAGACATGGCGGCCAGGCAGGTCGCGGAAAGCGCGAATGATGTCGGCCATCTGCTCCTGCATCGCACCGTAGGCCTGCCTCGGGTCTTTGGTGGCCTTCTTCTCAGTGTTCAGGCACACCTCAGCGATCTCGCTGATGCTGTCCAGTGCCACCGATTTGTAGGACTTGGCCTCGTCACTGCTGGTCAGCCATGTGTAAGCCTCCTGCAGATCGGTCATCGATGCGATCTCGATGAAGGGCAGGTCGGCGTCCTGGATGGACAGCAGGCCGCCTTCAGCCGACAGCACAATGGGGCTGGGGAGGGTTTTGATCATGCTGGTCTTGCCAGCACCGGCCTGGCCATAGACCAGGACTTTCACACCGTTGGCAGCCAGGCTGCCGGTGGTCTTCACGTTGATTGCCATATTGGCTCTCCTTCTTGGGTTGCTGCGCCTTCGGGCGATTCCTTTCGCGCAGTGGTTGCATCATAAACCGGAAATCGGGTATAGTGCAAGCACTCCCGCAAAAATAATTTCAGAGGTGCAAATCATGATGACTGTTGAGCAAATCAAGAAACGGCTGGAAGATGCCAATCTCAAGAGGGTGGCCGAGAATGCTGGCGTGCATCCGGCCACGGTCTATCGGTTCATGCAGGAGGAGTCCAAGCCCCTGTATGAGACGGTCAAAGCGCTGTCGGACTACCTGACACGCAGGGAGGCCACGGTCAATGGCTGATCTTTCCAACGTCTTCGGCGGTCCTTGGTCGCCACCACCAGAAAAGCGGGTTGCGCCACCGGAGGAGCAGCTCCTTGATGCCATTGGGTCAGCAGGCCTCGAGCCGCCAGATCAGGTGGTCTTTGATGGCAGGCTGCACCGGTTCAAGTCAGGGACCAAGGGCAGCGCCAAGACAGGCGACAAATCTGGCTGGTATGTGGTCTTCGGTGATGGTGTTCCAGCAGGAAGGTTCGGCTGCTGGCGCATGGGGTTCGAGTCACCCTGGCGTGCTGATGTAGGCAGGAGGCTGACAGCCACAGAGGAGATGGCACACGCCAGGCGGTTGGCAGAGGCCAAGGCATTGAGAGAGGCAGCCTTGGAAAAGCAGCACGAAGTGGCCGCGGCGACCGTGGAGGCAATCTGGACAGCGGCCCAAGCAGCCAGCCCCGATCACCCGTACCTCAAGCGCAAGGGCATTCAGGCGCACGGTGCCAGGATCACAGGAGACGGCAGGCTGATCGTGCCACTGTTTGACAAGGATGGCGCACTGGCAACCTTGCAGTACATCGACAGCGAAGGCGGCAAGCTATACCACCCAGGCGGTGAGGCCGGTGGAAAATTCTGGATGGTAGGCTCACTGGATGAGCCTGGCGTGATTTATGTGGCAGAAGGGTTTGCCACAGCGGCCACGATCCATGAGACGACAGGCCGTCCATGCGTGGCCACTTACAGCGCCAGCAGCTTGGTGCCGGTAACTGGTAGTCTGCGCGAAATGTTTGGAATCGGACAGGACATTGTGATCGTCGCAGACCACGACAAGCATGGCGTTGGACAAAAGTATGCCGACCAGGCGAGCGCGAAGTTCGGTGCCAGGGTAATCATCCCACCAATCGAAGGCATGGACGCAAACGATTATGCACAGGCTGGGCACGATTTGGTCGGCCTGCTGGTGCAGCAGACTGGCTCAGCCGTGATCGACAAGCTGCAGGTGGTCTTCGGCGACCAGCTCGGCAGCGATTACGAGGCACCAGACGAGCTGGTGGAAGGCCTGATGACCATCGGCAGCTCGGTGGTGGTCTACGGTGACAGCAACTCAGGCAAGACATTTTGGGCGCTGTCGGTGGCCACGGCCATCGCAAGTGGCGAGGACTGCTACGGACGCAAGACCGATCCAGGCCTGGTGGTCTACTTGGCCAGCGAAGCCCCGGCCAGCATCCGGTCTCGCATGCAGGCCATCAAGAAGTTTCACGGCTGCAGCCTGGAGAACTTGGCGATGGTGCCGGTCCCGATGAACTTCTACTCTGGCGACCAGGACGCCCACGACGTGATCGAGCTGGTGCGTGCCATTGAGGTGGCCAAGGGCAAGCCGGTGCGTCTGATCATTGGCGACACGCTGGCCAGGATGAGCGCAGGCGCGAACGAGAACAGCGGCGAGGACATGGGTCCAGTCATGGCCAGATTCGACCAGGTGGCCACAGCCACTGGCGCTGCCATGATGATCATCCACCACAACGGCAAGGACGCTGCCAAAGGCGCTCGCGGCTGGTCCGGCATCCGGGCGCATATCGACACCGAGATCGAAGTCAGCGAAAAGGAAGGCACCCGGTCGGTGACCGTCACCAAGCAGCGCGAGCTGCCAAGCAAAGGCGAGACGATCTACTTCAAGCTGGAGGTGATCGAGATGGGCACGACAAAGTTCGGCGGCCCAGCGACCACCTGCGTGGCCGTGCCAGACCAAGACGCAGCCACCACAAAACCACACAAAAAGCCTACAAAGCACGACGAGAATGTGCGCACGGTCGAGCGTGCATGGTGGTCATCTGGTGCAGAAGAGCGCGAGGGTTTACCCTACATTAGCAGGTCTGCGCTGCGTGACTTGCTGGTCAAGGATGGAGCATCAGAGCGCACCGCAAAGAACAAAACAGAGGCATCCAGATCAGACGGATTGGTCGCACAATTGCTCAACGCAGGCACGCTGGAGACGTTCGAGCATGGCTGGATTTTCATCAACCAAGCACAGGCAAGCGCAATGCTGATGCAGAAAAATGCCCCGAAAAATCGCCCCTAAATGCCCCTAAGTGCCCCTGGGGCGGTTAGGGGCGATAGGGGCAAAGTGTCTTGACTCTGCCCCTAAAACCCGCCCCGCCTCTACCCCCTTTTAGGAAGGGGTAGGGGAGGTAGGGTAGGGGCAGATCATGATGCAGAATTTTTTTGAAAGAACTTGCCAATGATGAGCCTATAGGGATATGATGCTTAACCTATAGGACAAAGGAGCAAAGCATGAAAACGTACGGTGGAAGAATTCCTGATGAGGCCGATGGATGGAAGTTGAAAGCGGAAATCAGAGACGAACATCAGAAGTGGTTTTTGTTTGAGAAGTCGCAAGCACACACCGATGATTGGGTGACTTACAAAGTCGTCGCAGATGGTCGAGTTGAAAAGAAGGCAAATTATTGGGTTGTCAAAAATGTTAAAACAGGACAAAAAGCGTACCCAGCAGACATGGAACTGATGAAACAACACAGGCCAAACTTGTTTAAGCAGGTTGGAGTTTTTTTATGATCCAGCAACTTGACACACCAAACTTCTCAACCTGGCAGCACGACACCCTGGCAAAGTTTGCAGCCGAGGTCTATGCCAGGCTCCAGGCCGAGCAGGCAGCCAACGAGCAGCTCAGGCTCGACCTCAAGGACGCCATGAGGATGGCGAGAAAACAAATTCTGGAGGACAATCGGGTATGACCACAAAATCACACAAAGTAAATCCAGCCGACAAGGTCGAGCAGTGGCCAATCGAGAAGCTGGTGCCATATGCCAAGAACTCGCGCACGCACAGCGAGGAGCAGGTGGCCCAGATCGCGGCCAGCATCCGAGAGTGGGGCTTCACGACCGCAGTTCTGGTGGATGAGTCCGGCAGCATCATTGCCGGTCATGGTCGCGTGATGGCGGCTCGCAAACTCGGCATGGCATCATTGCCGATCATGGTGGCTGCTGGCTGGACCGATGCCCAGAAACGTGCCTACGTCATCGCAGACAACAAACTGGCGCTGAACGCAGGCTGGGACAACGAGCTGCTGGCGCTCGAGCTGGGTGAGCTGGGTGATCTTGGCTTTGATCTGGACTTGGTGGGGTTTACCGATGAGGAGATCGCGGCGCTGATGCCGGTGCAGATCGAGCCTGGCCTGACGGACGAAGATGCCACCCCAGAGGTGCCAGAGCAGCCGGTCACGGTGCTTGGCGATGTTTGGGTGCTCGGTAAGCACAGGCTCATGTGTGGTGACTCGACCAGCATCGATGCAATACAAAAATTAACCGAAGGCCAAGCCCCAGATTTTGTATTTACTGACCCACCTTATGGTGTGGCTGTTGTCAAAGATGGCATGGTTGGCGCCGACTTTGGTGTCGCAAAAAAAGGCAATTACAAACCAATCATTGGCGATGAGACAACCGATACAGCAATTGAGGCATACAACGCATGTGTGGCCATTGGTGCAAAAAAGATCGTTCTTTGGGGTGGTAATTACTTTTCAGACAAATTGCCACCATCATCATGCTGGCTTGTTTGGGATAAGCGAGGCGACTCAGGCATCGTCAACACATTTGCAGATTGCGAGCTGGCATGGACAAATATGACCAGTCCGGCCAGAGTTCACAAACAGCTTTGGAATGGCATGATCAGGGAAGGCGAGCGCGACAAACGAGTCCATCCAACACAGAAGCCAGTTGCATTGTGTGAATGGGGAATCTCAAATTACACAGACAAAAACGCATCAGTCCTTGATCTATTTTTAGGTTCTGGCAGCACATTGATGGCATGCGAGAAAACGAATCGCAAATGTTTTGGCATGGAGATGTCACCAGATTATTGCGATGTCATCATCAAGCGCTGGCAGCAATTCACAGGCAAAATCGCAGTTCACGCAGAAACTGGACAACCTTTCGCGGAGGTTAAAGATGGCAACAAAGAAGCCAAAAACTGAAAAATCGGTCGTAAAAAAGGCT